CTTGTCTTGATGTCGACGGACAAAGGACGTCCATAACGTTCTAAGTGCTTCACATCTTGAAAGGGTTCAGGCCCTCTCTTAAGGAAGAACTTCAGTAACGCACCTTCACCCGAAATCGTAGATTTCGGACTGGGAGCGCTCACCACTAATCCTTTGACTAAAGGACGGTGGAGGGTCTTACAGATCCGCTGAGTCTCATAACCCAGGAAGCTGTTTCGACCAAGTACTGGAGATGTTTCAGCGACAGTCGGAAGAGGGGCTAGCCTCCTCAGATGGTTGTCGAGGAACTCTGCTGTTTTCCATAGACCAGCTCGATAGAGTTGGTTTCTGAAAGAGTAGCAAGAGATCATCTCACGAACGTTACCACGTTGCGTAGGGAGATACCTGCGAAGATAAGTGACTGAAACGTCACTACCTCCGTAGTAATCCTTACCACAGGACTCTCTGAACCTTCCGGTCCAGAAAGATTTCCGCGTGTTAACCTTAAGTCCATAACGGACAAGGTTATCAACAACGTGACGCACTAAGTCTACGGGAACAATGATATCGTCACCGTAGACGCGCACCTTTCTAAGAAGAAAATTTAAATCCTTCTTAGTCAGGGGTCGGTTAAGCTTCTGTTCATACGATACACAGATGATGGTCAAAAAGACCATCGCCTCAATCGGAAAACAGAGAGCTGAACCCATAGACGCAAACTTGGCAAGGGAAAGATTCCCAAAACCAGGAACGTTTGCTCGCGTAGAACGACAAGCCTGAACCGCACCAGAAAGGTGTGGATAAGGTCTTAACATCCTAAGAACGAGCAAATTGGAAACGCGGTCACTAGCTTCAGAAAGATCGATAGTCGCAAGACTTCCATCTTCTGAACCTATCCGAGCAAGGACCTGGTTAGGTCCCTGCTTGGTAAAGCCGATTGCTCCTTGCAGAGTGTCACTCTGCTCGAGGCAAGGCACAATCACCTCCATCAAAGCTTGCTGTGTATATTGCATACACGTGGGCTCAATGGCGATGATGCGTGGCGTTTTCAACGTTTTAGGGACTGAGACAACCTTTACAGGCATCTCAGCCTCGGGTTCGACGAAAGTAACACCGTCTAGGACATACTGAAAGCCATAATTGGCTATTCGGTAGTCTCCTGAGGGGAAGTACTCCTCAAGGCGGGTGTGCCAGGTGTCGAAGTCGAACTTACCGTTACCGGTAGTTCGATCTGCGGTTTTACCTGGTCCGTGACGGGGGACAAGATGGCCATCATAAACCTTGCGGTCAAGGTGGCTACAATCAGAACCCCAAAGAAGATCAGAAATACGTCCAAACCGATCGAGTAGATCGAGCTGAACGGTTTCAGACCAGTCACGTACTTCGTTCTCACACTGGACGTAGGTTTCATAAGCTTTCCTAATTCGCTCATCAGAGCAATCGAGGAGAACCTTCTTAAACAGCAGAGTTATCTGCCGAATAAAGAAGATAGCTGTATGAGACGGATCGTTCAGTAACCGACCACTAAAACGATCGAACACTTGCTCAAGGAAACCTCCTAAAAATAGGGGGAGACCTCTCTTTCTCCGAAAACTCGGGAAAGAAGCGTGAGCTACACCACCCTCGTCGAGGCTTCTTTCGAAGTCTGCGGTGAAGGTAGGTAGGGTGATCGTAAGAAACGAATCACCTTCGTGTTCAAAACGTCTCGCGATATAATTCATATCGCGAGTGGTGCAAGTGCAACACCAGATACTCCCATCTTGGAGTATCCGCTGCATAAGCTCCATAGGACTACTCATGGAAGGTTATACCTTTCTGAGCGGGCCAGCCCGATGACTCGAGCGAAGCCCTCCTTAGTCCTCAGGACCTTCTACACTGACCGAGTTTGTCTCTTACAGAGACACCTCAATGCGACAACTAGACCTCGCCACCCAGAAGTTGGGTGACGCGAGCTCCGGACGAAGCAGTGAGGTACGCGGTCAGCGCATCCACGATCTGCTTTTGTTCGACCACGGTAAAACCCGTGATCGGAATGTCAACGACCAGATATGCACTCATAGAGTACAAAATGTTCTGGGCAGAGACAAGCGGATCAGCCGCGATCTTCCTGAAATCAAGTCGAGCGCTCCGACGAGTACGCTTTGCAGCATACTGGTTAGAGACGGACAACTTGACATTTCCGTCGTCTTTAGTAAAGACGCCGGAAGCAGGGTTGAAGCCCGTACGCGGAAGCGTCTGGGCAACAGCATTGATCGTAACTGTTTGTGGATCGGCGAAAGCCATGGGACAGAACCTATACAGAATTTTCGACATTTCCCACAGCGGGAGATGCCACCTGGTAAATCCAGGAATTTTGTATTGCTCAGCCAATATTGACTGAGAGCGGCTGCTTGGAAATTCCAAGGGCCGCTATGAC